AGAGTAAGATACCTGGTGCGGACAATTTAATTATCATTGCAGTGAACGGTAAAGTATCCGAAGTAGCCAATAAGTGAACATGCTAGACAGGAAAGATAGTTCTACCATATTTTTTATATAAAAAGTTATATAGCAAGGGTGAGACAAGGGAACCAAAGGCAGTGATAGCAACGTTTAATTTTTAGGAGATATAGTAATATAAGCAGGGCAATATAGACAATTATAATAATAGCTTATTGAAGGTGCATAAGTGTAAAGTTAAAGAATAGTGTAAAGTTAATTTGGAGGGATATATATGCTGGATGAAAGGCAAATGGAATGTATAGGGCTAAGGTTCCAAGGGCTCAATGTAACCGATACTGCGGCTAAAGTGGGTATTAGTAGGACAACATATTATGAGTGGTGTAATACAGAGGAATACAAGGCTGAGGCTTTCAGACGTGAACGAGAGTATATTTCTACTACTAAACAAGCTACTGCATACTACGCACCCAAAGCATTAAAAGGGTTGATATGGCTAGCTGAGTACGCCGTAAGCGAGAAGGTACGCCTTGAAGCTTACAGCAAGCTACTTGATAAAGTTATATCTAATGCAGTTAAGATAGAGTTAAGTAATGGCAATGATGATCAAGACAGCATAAGCCAGGACTTACTTAATGAAGAGTTAAATGAGTTTGATAATGCATAATCATTGTATAAATCACCTATGAATTAGGAGATTATTCAATGTATAAATGGTAATGCTTTATGCAATAATCTACAATGTAGTCATAGCAAGGGTTACAGAGTTTAGTTGATTAGTCAATACAGTTATTTTGTATAATCTAGTTGAGTAGTAGGGATTAGAGTATAATGGCTATGATGTAGTAATGGCAAGGGATATAAGTATAATACATGTAATATTAATTATACATAAAATATACATAATGATAATACTTTTATGCAACAGGGGTACACCTTCTATTTGGGGATAGTTGAGAATAGGCGATATTCATCTCTACATTTTCCATAATATTTTTTCACTCTCGAAAGCACTTACGGACTAATTAATTTTAGTTTTGTATAGTGTTTTTTGTTTGTGAAAATACAAAGTTAAGATATAGAGCAGCCAAATAGCTAAAAAGTAGCTTTAAATGTAACGAATAGTAGGGCTATAAAGATTTAAGGTCGTCCGCCATTACGTACAAAATGGACATATTCGTCCGCTATTACGGATTTTTAAAGGGGTGAGAATATGAAAGATGTAAGTTTGATTGTGAACAATGGAGAGAAAATAGGAGTTATTAATCCTGGAGACATAATCGTTAGATGTAAGAGTAGGACAGCATTTAAGAAAAAGAAAGCTGATAATGTAGAAACTTTTAAATGGACGTTTGACAATTATGTTAAAAGCAACGATGAAGAACTTGACTTACTAATACCAGAGTTAAACAAACAAGAAGTAATCTTCTTAGGTTCGATAATAAGCCATATATCATATTCAAATTGTTTAGAATTTAAGAATCACATTTGTTTAGACCTTGATGATTTTATTGATATAACAAAGATATGTAGAACAGACTTGTATTCAACTGTTAAAAGCCTTATGAGTAAGGACATATTATATCAAGGTAAGAATAGCAGGGGTAGACAGTATTACATTAATCCATGGTTATACCACAAAGGGGAGAACATCAATAAGGTTCTTAAGTCAATGTTTAGGCATTATAAGGTACATAGTAGAGGAAATGTAACCTGGAGTAACTTGAACGATGGCATACCAATATAGGAGGGTTTATGGAGTACACAAGATTAATACCACACGATAATAAATATCCCGAGTTTAATTGGACAGAAAGGGGCAGGATATACGAACTCAGGAGGTATCGCTGCGAACTCACTATCAATGAATTATCCGATATATTTAAGTTGTCAGAAAGACAATGTAAAACGTTTGTGAATAAACTTCTTAAATTTAACGTAATTAAGGAAGTGTAGTAAATGGATGAACAAAAGCAAAACAGAAAGCTATTATATACATACCTAGTTAAACTATACGACCCATTCAGAGCAAAAGAATTAATGTCACAGCATAAAGACCATCTATTCGATTTTCACGGTTTAGCTTATAGTGTTGGAAAGCGTTCATTAGAATTCTTCTGCATGTACTTTTTGCAAGATGTGTTTTTGGTCAAGGAAGATAATTCAGCAGCTCCTATTGCTGATGTACATCGTGAGATATGGCAGGACATACAAGATTCCATTATTGGCGATGGGCTTGACCAGATAGGGCGTATTGAACCGAGGGGAACAGGCAAAAGCGCATTTGGTACTTATGCTACAACAATTTGGTGCCACTGCTACGAGTTTAAAAAGTATACTCTGATATGTTCTGACATCGGATCCACTGCAGAGAAGTTTACTAAGGATATTAAAAATACCTTCTTAGAGAACGAATATATTAAAAAAGGTTTTGGAGTTTTACTTGATGACCGGGACAAAAGATACATTTGTAATTCAACTCAGCTGGAGTTTACAAACAAGACCTTCATAGAGAGCATATCAAGCGCTTCTCCAATGCGTGGTCGCAAATATGACAACTGCAGACCCGACCTTATTATATTAGACGATTATCAATCTGAGGACGATTGCCGAACTGATGAAGCACGCATAAAGAAATGGTTAAGGTTTAGCAATGACGTAAAGTATGCCAGTCAAAAAGCCGTATATCGCGATGGGAAAGTTATCAAAAAGGGAACAACTTTTATTGCCCTTGGAACACTGCAACACAAAGAATGTTTTTACTCTAGGTTAATTAAACAGCCGACATGGAAATTTAAAGTTGAAAAAGGTGTGCTAATTGACGATATTGACGATTATTTTAATACCGGCTACTGGCTAGAATTTAAAACGATACTGTTTGACTTTAAAAACGAAACTCATTTAGAAGATGCAAGAGAGTTTTACTGGTCCCACCAATATGAAATGCAATTTCCCATGCTCTGGTCTGAATTTTGGGATTGCCTTGATATAGCAACGCAATATTTTGAAAATCCTTCAAGCTTTAAACAGGAATTTCAAAGTGACGTTGATTCGATTGGTGAAAAGTGGTTTAAGACTGTTAGAACTGAGAAGAGAACTGAAATTGAAACACATAAATTTAACAAAACAATGTTGTGTGTTGACCCTGCTTCGACTGATAATGGTAAATCGGATTATTCAGCCTATCTAGTAGGTTCTGAGTGCGATAATAATTTAAAATACGCACGCAGGGCAGAACTCGCCAGGATTAATGCCAGAACTGATTTTGATAAGTATATCGACCACATGATTGATTTGCTGAAAGAATATCCCGATATAACGCATGTATACATTGAAAAAAACACCTTTAACGGTGCTGATGCTCATAGCCTTGAAAATAAGATTGATAAAGACCCAGCATTAAAATATAGAAACATAAAAATTATCAATGAGCAGCAGAAGAAAAACAAAGATGACCGTATCAGCACGATTATTCCTTATATGAATAAAGGGCAGATTATCTTTGCAGAAGAAGATACAGAATTTATCAATCAGATATTAGAATTTGCAGGTCAGAGGTTTTCTAGCCATGATGATGCCGCTGATACAACAGCCGAATTTGCAAACAGGATAGAAAATATTGAAGTTATTTCAAATGTAAGTTTTTTTGATAGAAAATTATTGGGAATTTAGGAGGACACAATGGATACAGCGCTATTAAAAACATACTACGATGATTTCGCGAGCAAAAAAGCAGTTTACGACAAAATGTACGAATATTATAAGGGCAACACTGATGCAATTACTAATTATAGGTTTGTTACTGACAGAGCCAATGCAAAAATAAACACTAATTTCATTAAGAAATTTGTTAAAGAAGAAATGTCATATTCTGTCGGCAATGATATTGGCTACATAAGTAAATCAAGCAATGTACAAGTAGTAAATGATATAGATTATTTTTTGAGCCATTGGAGCGAGAATCACGATAGCGATTTAATGAAAACTATGCTAATACATTCTGAAGCATATGAAATTTATTACATAGACAATGAAAGTCAATTTAGTAGCAGAATAATATCTCCAAGAAATGGATTTGCTTTAACAGATGATTTTGGCAAAGTAATATTCTTCATGCACATATTTCAACTGGCATTTGATACAGTAACTA